CGACAGTAGAAGTACTTGTGAACTCGTGTAAAGATTTACCATTGGCGTCGCGCGGCGTTGGACTACTTGAGGAAGTGGTTAAACGCACTTGCGCTTATGTTAAAGGAGTTGAAAGCTTGGATGATCTAGTACCAAATACGTTGAAGAAAATAGAAGAACAGGTCATGCAATTGAGCACAAAAGATGGCATTTCTCGCTTAACAACCGATGAAAAAGCTTTTGTAGAAATTTGCAAGTTGCGCCTGGATGTAATTAATCTTTCATCAGCAATAGATTCTAGGTCAGTTTATTATCAAAAATTTTTGGTGTTAAAAAGTCATGTTAATAACATGTATACTATTGCACAAAGATCTCCAGTGGCCGGATGTGGTAGACGTAAGAAACCCGTTGTTTTCCACATTTGGGGGGATGCTGGCATTGGAAAGTCACGTATAATTAAATTAATTTCTGCAGACACAATTTCAACTATTTTAGATTTGGAGCGTTTCACTGAAGAAGACATGAATGAAGCACTTGAATCGTATGATCAATTCGTTTATTATCGCCCGGTTGGCGTTCAGTATGAACAAAATTTTGTTTCTTCACGAGCGAAAATTTATGTCTGTGATGATGCAAACCAGGTTGATGCAAAACATTTACAACAAGGAACACCATTTCCACAGGCGATAATTCACCTGAATAATGAACATGATCACATGTTACCAGTTGCTGAAATTGAAATGAAATCACAGGCTCTATTTAAATCTGCTTTGATTATTGCAACAGACAACAAACAAACACCGGATTTATCATATTTACAATGTCCTGAAGCTTATCATCGCCGAATTGACTTTTCATTTAAGATGGTTCTTAAAGAAGAATTTTCGAAATTCAGCAAAGGCACAAGAATGATTGATGTTTCAAAATTGGACTTAACACAACCTAATGAATATATCTATGAATTCCACAGTGGAGATAGAGTTTATTCTTACGAACAAGTTGTAGCAATGCTGCGAAATGAATTGAAAGACGTACATAAGCGTTTTAAAGATGAGACAGTGGTTTTTAAACGACGCGCTCAAATTACTCGAGAAAACATGCAAGAGGTTGAAACAGCTCCCGAATATGTTGCTGATGTGATACAAAACGCCGAGCGTCCAAAACGCGAACAAATTGCAAAAATGTTCAGAAGTGCAAAATCTGTTTTTGATACATCAAAACCATGTACTTCAGCACAGAGTGACCTAGTTTTCGGATCTACAGCAAAGATGGAGAGTAATCTTACTCTCCCCTCATTTTCATTTCTAGAGACAGAAAAACCTCCACGTGAAAGTGTATTCAAATCTTTCTTTATAATATATTTCTTGGCTTATTTACCCCTCGCTTGGTCGACGCGCTTAAATAATTTCTTCTTTGGACGCGCAAAGGATGACAAAATGAAGAGGAAAATTGTTCTCGCAACAATAACGTTCTTGATTACTTCTTTTGCAGCTTACAAAGTGTATAAGCGCTTTTTCCCAGCAGGCAAAAGAGAGAAAAAGAGAACTTGTAATACAACAAAGGTGGAAGCACTTGAGAAAAAGAAGAACGAATTACAAGAGAAAATCGAAGAGTTAAAGAAAATTGAAGACGATGTTGAAGTACAGAAATATAATGATGGACAACCAAAATCAGTCAAACAAAAAGAAAAAACACCCTCAAAAACACCAGTGGTTGTAGTTCCGATTTATAAAGCACAAGGAATGTTTGATACAAGTGTAACTAAGCTTTTTGTAAAAGACTATGTAAATTCAAGCAATACGGAATTGTCATGTCCAGCTGCATATCGAACAGAAAAGATGGTTTTGCAAAATATGTACATAATGATTTTGGAGTTCAAACGCCAAGGTCAATTACAATACGGAATTTTACGAGGCACTTTTTTGAACGATAGATGTTTGATAACAAATAGACATTTCTTTTCCGTTACTGAAGAGGAATACAAGACAGCGAGTGTTTCTCTGTTCAACCCTTTTAGGGAATACATGAGAATACCAACATCCCAACTTGATGTAATGTCGTTCGCCCACGAAGACGAACCAAATAGTCTATATTATGATCTAATTGCCATCAAATTTCCAAGTGCAGTAAAACAACACATTGATTTAACACAGGCAAACAATATGGAATGTAACTTTATAAAGATGGAAAACATGGATAAAATTTTACACCAAAATGCAACAATGGTTTCTTTGTGTGAAGCAGTTGAATTTGAGAAAATTAAAGGGATAGACACGATCATTGCAAATCCCAGTTGGATTTTAATGGCAGAAAAACAAAGAATCTCTATCAAGG